TTTTTCCATTTTTGTAGTAGTGATCTGTTACGTCAAGGAAAAACTCGAAACATCCGAGCCATACAGAACCATCATAATTCGTATAGTCAAATGCGTGTCCAACTTGGGAGTTCTCGAGGAAGCCTTTTGCATAAGCCCCCCAAGCTGTTTCCTTGTCACATCCAATCCCATGTCCTAGCGTAAAACCCGGACGTTGCTTGAACCAGTCAAGAAAACGCCCAAAGTATTTACGGAAAAGAAAAGTGAAGTCAAGTCCAGGTTGTTCGAATACCCTAGTCTTGCACCTCTCAACCTTAACAAGGGAGAGAAGTTCATCTTTGAGAGTGGAAGTCCAAATGTGGAACGGTACGGTACCCCTTTCCAGCATCTCCTCACACTTTCGTAAACGTTGCACGAAGGATGTACGGTGCAAGGGTACGATGTGTTCGAGTGCCTTAACGGAGAATTCGTATTCAATTGGTTTGTCCGGTTGTTGAGGTAAAGCAGTGAAAAATTCACGCTTACCATCACCAAAACCGAATTGAGTCCAATATCCACATCCAGTCTTCATGACTAGTGGTTGGATACTTCCAATCCCATTGATGACTTCGTGATCGGAAAGAGTAGTAGGATCAGGTGCGATGTCGATTTTGGTGCAGTAGTGGTCAGAGATCATGTTGTGCATTCGTGCACCTATAGCCATTACGGCGCTCACTTCATATTTTTGAGCGTTCGAAACCATAGGGTGCACTCCATTGTAGGGTTTCATACGTGCGGGTGCCACTTCACAAACCCAATCTTCGTGTTTGAGAGGTTCACCGTTGAAAATCAGCGGTATTAAAGAAGATTTGGTTGGTCCGTGGTGACTAATCGTGTGTCCGTTGACGACGGTCTTCGTCAACTCGAGGTTGGAATGCCAGTATTGACTGCCAGCGGGCGTAGATTGGAGATCTACGTCCTCAAAGTCAAGTATTGGTTTTGGGGACACATGAAGAGACGCAAGTGCGGCCTTACAAGCTTCGAAGGTGACTGGAGCGCCACCCACGACGGTGTAACGTAGATAGAGAGAGGCATGAATTGCAAAGATTAGCTTATCGTGATGATTGGCTGTCAGCACATAAGGTCGTCCACAATCTCCAGCTATTGTCTGTTCGTCTAGTTTACAAGAAATTGCAATTTCAGTTTGGTTGATTGACTTAGCGTAACCAGAGACCCAACCAGGCATGGCAGGCCTGGGGTTCTCGGCACACGTAGTTTCAACAATCTGCATTTGCAGCTTCGAATCCACTAGAGACGCAAATTTGGCTTCGGTGACAAGAAGGTGCCAAATGTTGCGTGCGCGGGTTACGTGAGTGGTTGTCAAATGAACGAGAACGACGTCTCGCAGTTCGGATTGGACTACGAGTTGTTGATTTTGAAAAGCGTCGTGGGTTACCCATTCAGTTAATTCTCCACTTGCACCCCGCTCTGCGATCTGCAGCACATGTCCTTCCACCGGCTTAAAAGCCAGGAGGACGTGAGCAGGGCAGAGAAAGGTCCTGTTGTCAAGAAAGAGGACGTGAAATCGGTCTATTACTATACCTTCATCCACGACTCTCGCTTGACGCATGTTACGCTGCGTTGCTGCAGTCGCACCATCACTCTGTGAAACAGCGTGAGTGTACGTCTTAGCAACCTTCG